GAACTTGACTCGATTGTGATCTACCCATTTCTTCACTGGGGCTACATATTCTTCCATGATTGGATCGTATGGCAGTCCTTGGAAATGATTCTCCAGTGCCTTGTGAATACTTGTTCCAAGATCAGCGGCATCCGAAACCTGTTTGAAAGCGTCCTCCATGATGCGAGCGCAATATGTTTCGTCATCCTCGCCTGGATTACGGGGTAGTGTCATGCTTGCCATCAGAACCTGCTGCTGTTTCCATCGATCAAGCTCCGGTGCGGCGAGAACCTTAAATATAGTGGTTACGCTTGGGTACAGGTTCAAAGATTTACAATCCTTGAGCGTTGTATATCGCATTCCGCCTTTTGATTTGTTTGGAACTTGGAATACCGCATTCCCGTTTCTATCGTAGTAGTGACCTGATTCTTTCATTGTGTGTGTTATTTTGTGTGTTGATTGCAGAGTGGGCAGATTTTGAAGTCCGGCTTGGATGCCCGTTGCCAAGCGGAAATTGTGCATCCGAATGCGAATGCGATTAAGATCATAATTAGAAAATCTCTCATTTCAAAAATAGGTGGAGAATTGAAATCTTCAGTTCATTCCAAACGAACTGAGCGACATAGTATTCGCGTTTGATGTAAAGCCAAGCGAGCTTTAGGTGGTACATGGGATTGATATTGTAACACTAAAACTCTACGGGTCTATCAGAAAATTCGATCCACCAACGAGTGTCCATTGATGGAAGGTAATCGCACCATTCCTCCGGTCTTTTCGTTGTAACCCAGGTTTTGAATGCTTCACGCTCTCCACGCTCTTCACAGATGTCATACCAGTTGCGCTTCTTTTGCGCGAGGTTGGCGTTAGAGTGTGTTTTATATGTGTTCTGGTGTGATGGTATTGAATTAGGTGTTTCATCCTCCCAACGCCTTCCGTTTAGCCATGTCGCAGGGTGAGGAATAAATTGAGGATCAGTCCAGAGCTTCATTTGCTTTTGAAGGGATGGCATGACTTCAGATAGAACGCACTTCTGTTTCTTCCACGATTTCTCGGCATTGGTTTTGGAAACCTTGCGCGGGTAACTGGAGTAGAAAGTTTCAAAGTCCGAAGCTGCTGATTGCATTTCAATTTCTGTCTTCGCCCTGGCATCGTTTAATTCTACTTGTATTTTACTGTTCAAAACAAATTCTTCTCTTCTTTGATCACGCATAAGTATTTCATTACCATTAAAAGGTATTTCATTTATCAGTAAAGGGTATTTGTCTGCGGAATTTCCACCCTGTGGGATTTCCGTAGTGTGGAATTTCCCCAGTGTGGCATTCATTGCATAACGAACTTTTACATACCAACCATCTATCTTTTTTTCTTCTGTTCTAACCTTAACATCTTCAATAAATTTTGCCTCAACCAATTGATTCTTTGCTCTTGAAAACCTATCCCTCCCCCAGTCCAAAGCTTTCATTACATACTCTGATGTTGCAAATACATTTGAATTCTTCTGCCACTTCCTAATGTAGCAGTATAAAGTATAAAGAGCGATGCAGTCTCCTGGGTTTTGCATCTTTAGCAACCTATCTATCGAAGGCTTCGTTACTCCAATCAATATATCTTCGATACTTCCTTCTTGCATAGTATCGACTCGTTCATATTGCTCAATTTTGTATTCCATAATAAAGGGGGCCATCCCCCGCCACGGTAGAAGACCGATTGAATGTCGGGTAGAAATATTTCCGTGACGGAGGGATGATATATTGTTGTTTCGATTTAATCTTCTATTGCGTTCGTTTCTACGCGAACGGCTGTATTTCTACAGCGGATTGAACACTACACTGCCTGAGTGTAGAGTCAAGTATTGTTTAACGATACTTGAGAGTCCTCGTTTTATGTGGTTGCGAGGATGGTGTTATTCCTAACCAGATCAAGCCCTGCCAAGGGTTTCAATCCGCCACAATACCACGTTATTGCATCTCAAAATTCTAAAGTTCGTATCCGCCCTTGTCTTCTTCAAGCAGACCATAAGCCTCCATCAGCCTTGCTGTCGCTTGGTCTACCCAGTCCATGCAAGCCGTGTGATTAGGTTTCTTGTAGTCAGCAATCGCAAGGATAATATCCGTCTTTGCAGACTGAAGTGCAAGCCAAACCTTTTGTTCGTTGCTCATTTTAGGGTTATTTTTAAAAAGTATTCTTTTACTATTGTTTGGTATGGATACATTCCACGCTTCTCCCACCAATCTATTGGCTCACACTCGCAATCATGCACATGTTCTTTGTGAATATTGCATTTGTAATCTTCACAGGAATCGCAGGGTTCCCAGCATGGAATATTCTTTTTCAACCGTTTAGTTTCTCCAATAGTGTCAGAAAAGCTCTGGTTGCTGTTGCGGGGACAACTCCGTTTCCGAGCAATCGGAGTTCGTCCGTGCGGTTGTCAGTTTTAACCATCCACTCACGAATTTTGGCCAGTTCTGAATTACTGAGGCCGGACAACTCGGAGATACCCAACCGAGATTCAGTCCCATGAGTTGAGTAACCCATTGGCTGTTCAATTTCGCTGCACTCGGAGGCATTGGCCCTGTCACTTTCTCGTTTTCGTGTAGCACTTGGCTCTGAATCGGCTTGTGTAGATTCACTCCTTTCTCGGTCTGCTGGAATTCCGCTCGCTTCGTCCATTGCTCCGTGTTCTCTGGAGGCTGGAAACAGAAGCTGTTCGGTGTTGCCCATGTCTCCACCTGAACCTGACCAAGTAGACCCAAGTCCTTCCCTCTGGCTATCCTTGTTTCCGCACTCTCCTGTCCACCCACTCTTGGAGTTGCCCATGTTTTCAGGTCTCGCCCCAAACATTTCTGGTTGCTCCCAATTGCCGTCCTCGCTCCCTCGATATGGTCGCTCGCTTGAGGAGTTGCCCATTGTTGTCTCCCAACTTGAGTTTCTAAATTCGGGAATCTGTTTTCTTTGTTCGCTGACTCTTGTGTTATTGTTGCTGCCATTGCACTGCACGATCTTGGAGTTGCCCACGATTTCGGAGTCGCCCCCACTTGGTTCTGAAGGTAGATTTGCTTGCTGGTATTCTGATTCTTCTCTTCCGCTACAGATGGTGTTCTCCACATCTTCTCCTGCTCCTCCATTGCTACCTTGGTCGTCAGGAATAACTGTTTGTTGATCCCCTGTGCCTTCTTTGCATCCGCTATCTGCTGCCACTTCACCGGATCCGCATTGACTCCCGGCCTGCTGTCCCCATCCGCTGATGGTGTTGGCCACAACTCTTGGCGGCTCCCATCCGTATTGGGGTTGACCTGGGCGGCTGGGCCATGCTGTTGCGCCGCAATGTTGAGGCTCAAGAACATCTTTCCGCCACGCTTCTCCTTTGCTGCGGCATATGCTTCCGGCGTCCACTGCGTGTCCTGCGCTTGAGGTGTCGGCCAGTTCGCCGCATCCTTCACCACCGCAGTCCCCAAGTTGGGATTCTTTCGATTGCCTTGGGTCGGGCCGGAATCCTTCCAATCCCGCGCATTTGAGGTAGGCCATGATGAACACTCGTTTGCGCTGGTGGGGAGCGCCGACTTCAGACGCACTGAATATTCCTGCCGTTGCTTTGTAACCCACCCGTTCCAACTCTCTAAGGACATGGAGCAAAACTGGCGTTCCGGCTGGGTCTGCCCAACCTTCTCCAGTAAGTTTGCTTGAAAGGATTCCTTCGACATTTTCCAAGAAAACAAGTCCTGGTCTGCATCGTTTGATTCCATCAATGATGAATGGGAAGAGGTGTCTTGGGTCTTGATCTCCATCTCGCTTTCCAGCAGCGGAGAATGGCTGGCAGGGAAAACCTCCCGATACCAAGCTGACATCTTGAAACTCTTCCCAAGGGAATGTCCGTAAATCATTCCAGATCGGAGCCGGAGGAAGGAGTCCTGCTTCCATTTTCGACAAAGCATTTTCCAGAGCAAATGCCTCGATCTCGCAAACAGCAGCGAGTCGTAGTCTGTCTCCGAAAATTCGGTGGAGTCCGAGGTCGATACCTCCGTAGCCAAAGCAGAGGGAAATGTGTGAGAGGTTAGGTTTTTGGGTAGTATCCACATTAGTGTTTTTCTGGTTTATTGTTTAACAATAGCGAGCGTGATGTAGTCCTTGACGAACTCTTCTGCTGTGTCTTGATCATGGATCAACTTTAATTTGATCTTATCAATACCTCCATCTTGCCGATAAATTGTGACATCGTTACCTGCGATCTTAACCTCGCAGCCAAGGTGAATGAATGTATGTTTCATGGAAATCAGATATTGACACACCACTACATTTAGTGCAAGATATATTTCGCATGAACGCAAAACAACGCATAGAACAAGTAGAGTCAAAAATACTCTACCGCAAACAAGGAAAGCGATATATACAAGTCACAGACGATAACTCATACTTTGGGCTACAGGAGGGTTACTGGCTCGTTAAGATAGCACCAGGATGCACCAGCGTCCGGCAATGTGTTTATCCAGACAAGGCTGAAATCCAAGCTGCCGCACATAACAAGCAGGATAAGTTGATGGAAATCGTCCGCAAGGCTGGAGAAGCAAGACCCAACCCGATCAAGCTCACCAAGGAAGAACACAAGGACTGGCAGGCATTCATCAAGAAACACGGTGAGTCATTCAATATGCTCTGCTACCCATCACTCCAAGAAGTAACCGAAAAGATAATCGATGAACTATTTAAAAAGGACTAATATGGAAGACACGATGCCAGAATATGTGGGAGATTTCACCTTTCGTAGTATTCCTCGCCCAGAAGATGTCCCGCTGGAAGTAAATCACAGTCTCCTCGCACAATGCGAGATAGATTCACTTAGGGCTGAAGTGCGGTCTTTGGTATATAACCTCTCTCTTTCACAGGGTGAGGTTGCAAGGTTGCGAGATATGGTTGAGAACCCCAATGGATACTCAAAGTTCCTTGGCTTCCCATTCCGGTATCTTGACGAGTCCGAAGATGATTGCCGGAGGTTTACCTACCAAGTCTTCTATTGCGGACACTGGAGGGATGTGGGTATTTGCTCCCTGTCATTCAACCGAGAGGAAGCGATTGCAGAGATTATCAAAATGATCCATAGGGAGGGCGCGAAATGAGTGCCACCCCAGAGACAGATGCTGCACAACATGAAGGGCTGCTCAGAACAAACCCAATCCCATTGCAGGTCGTTACAGTCACTTTCGCTCGCAAGTTGGAGCGTGAGCGCAATGAGCTACGGGCTATCGTTCAGCAACGATTGGTTGCAGGAGCAACAATACATCAAAACGCTAACGATTTGGTGCGTAAAAACGAGCGAATTGAATCGGAACGGGCCGACCTCATTGGAGTAATCAAGTCTCTACGCAAGAACGCAAGAGAGGATGCTGATCGTATAGACGAACTGGAAAAAGCATTGTCTTATGGTAAGGGAGGCGAAACACTTCTATCTAAATTCTTAAAAGCAGTAAAAGATAAGGATACGATACAGCAAGAGGCAAAGCTATTAGTCAAACTACTTGTTCTTCAAATTGAGCATCCCGCATATTCAGTAGATGATGTTGTTGGGAGATTGAATCTAATGGCAGATGCAAAGAAATTCATAAATGAAGTGTAGAGAATGCGGTAAGGATACCGAGGTTAAGGACACTCGCGTTCTGACAACCAAAGACAATGTTTGTTTTGTCCGGCGTATTAGGTATTGTTGCAAGCAAGCAATCACACACGAAGTCTATGTTGAAGATAGTCCAATACCGGACATTTACAGAATGAAAAGAATTCGTAAGCCTGCCAAAAAAACAAAGCCCAAAAAGAAAAACCAATGGTTAAAAAACATAATGTCAAAGCTGGATTCGTAGGATGGATTTGATTCCATTCATTGGTCTTGAGAATGGGGAGATGAGAATATTCGTCTCTCCATTCAAGCTGAATAAATTAGGTGATATGCACATGAGAGGAAAAGAATTTCCAAAGTGTGTTTATTCGCCAATCGAAAATAGCGAATGCCTTGAAACTCTAAAAAGTATGGAACGCTATTATGCCCCTGTTAAGAAGAAGTAGGATGAACAAGGTGTCAGCAAGGCACTCTAAAGAACTCGTTAAGTATTCTCAAGCAAGGAAAGAACACTTCGCATTGAATCCATATTGCGAGATTTGTGGATGCGATGCTACAGACATTCACCACATGGCTAAAAGGGGGAAGAATCTGTGTAATAAAGACACCTTCTTATCAACCTGTAGATTTTGCCATACTAAATGCCATGACAATCCAGCCTGGGCCAAGGAAAATGGATACACGCTATGACCCAAAAAGAACTAATGCTGGCATTCCCAAACGCCTCACAATCATTTTTACAAGCCAATGCAACTAAAACTCACAGTCCTATACAGAACCCCGTCCCTAAACAAAACTATGCGCCAACACTGGGCAGTCCAATACAAGGAAAAAAAGCTGGCTTGGGACGCGCTGTTGGACGCATTGACGTCCGCTTCACTCTGTTCCGAGTCCGGTGTCTTGATCCAGACAACGCCGCAGCTTCCACAAAGAATCTACTTGATGGCTTGCGACACTCTGGACTCCTATCTGAAGACAACCCATGGACAATCCGCCTCCAAATCGAACAAGAAAAAGTTAAGTCCTTTGATCAAGAAAAAACAGAAATAGAAATTAATTATCCCATTGACTATTGGGAAGTAATAAAATAGATTACACATAGCTGGGTGCGTGTGTGCGTCCAGGCTTGTGTGTTCATGGTGGGGGAGGGGGTTAAAATCCTCTCCCCCTTCAGCATTTAAGCCTAAAGAACCCGGTCTTCCGCGCAAAGCCTCCAGCAATAATTACAAATTGTTTGTACTCTGCACCCGCTCTTTCAAGTGCAGCCTTTGCAGCAGGCCGCGATCTATTCATATTCTTAGATGCCTCATAGATGGAAATCCACCCATCCTTTCTAAGCCCCTCAATAGAATTAGTTTTGCTTTGGTCGAACAAACCCTGCCAAGCAGAGTTTATAGCGGCAACATCCACGGGTTTCCCCTTTTTCGTTCGCATATATTTACTGTTATCTGTGTGTCTGTGTAAAATCCGTAACCAAATCCTTGCGTCCAGGCAAGCGTTTGGCGTTTCGTTTTGGAATAGTCAGCACCAAAGCGCATCAACATACCAACTGAATATCCGGTAGCCCCATTGAGTGTTCTTGCTTGTTCTATGCCAGTGCGATGCACATGCCCCATAATGCAATTTCCAAATGTTTCTGCGTGATCCCTAATACTGGCTACGTTATACATAAAGCCGTGGATAAATTTTGTGCCTCCAATTATAGGATGTGACTGCATATCATATGGATATGTCCTGGCCTTTAGGTTCTTTGCAGTCTTCTCAATCTCTTGGATAACCAGTGTTGCAGCATGGGCCGCTAACGCATTAGGCGAATTGGCAAGCCTGAACAATCTGTCCTCATGGTTTCCGTATAGGATATGATTTGGGCGAAGCTCTTGTAGGAAATCAACACCAGCAGAAAGGTCTTCCGCTACTGATGCTGCACGATCTGCTGCATTTGGGTCATTCATTGCTCCAGAACGAGCCGCTGCTGCGTCAATGAAGTCTCCGAGATGGATGGCAGTATTTGGCTTAAAACTCTCCTTAAATCTAAGCACAGCGTCTCTGGCCTCTGGGTCAAGGTGATCTCCGTGAGAACAACTAACCGCCATCCATTTCTTCCATTGTTTATTTATTGTCGCCATGTTCTTCTATGAGTTGAATTTTAGGACACGGGAAGTCATCCTGACTCCACATTGGCTCTCCATTCTCTTTCAAATGTGGAAAATGACGAAGGCATCTGTATGCTCTCTCTTTCAGTTCAGATACTTTCTTAGGTCGAGTGTCTGTATACAAAAGATCACGCAGGAATTTCTGTGTTTTAACCAGTGAATTTAGTTGTTCGTAACGTAAGCTCATTTTTGTAATAGTTCTTTAGGGAATTTGTCCAACAATTGAACAAGGGCTTTCTCTCCAACAATAATAGCATCCTCGTTTAATTGAGGGAATGAGGCATGAAGAACTTCGTGCATTGCAGTGCCAAGAACCATATCTGGGTCTGGTGTTACAAATATCTTTTTGTCTTCAGATACACAAAGCCCAATGTCATCTTCTTCAACTCCAATGTAATCGTTTGGCGTTGGTTTCTTAAAAAGAATCTTCCATTTCACTCCATCAATTTTAATGAAGATGTGCTTCATGTTGTTGGGATACTAACAATAAATGTGAACAAGTCAAAAATAATTTTAATGCGCTTGCGTAAACTATTGGCTTATCACCATTTAGTTTTATCAGCCCAATATGCAGCAGACATTTTTCCTTTAGCAATATTCTTTGAATGGCGAGCTTTGAATGATGCCCTACGCTTGCGATCTGCCTCAGACTCACCCTCGCGTTTGGGAGAGCCGGATACACCTTGTTGTCCAAATCGAATCGTTCTTGGTTTTCCATTGTCACTCACAAGAACTACATGGGATTTCGCTGCTCCTGGTGTCCGTTTAGGTTTATTCACACCGGACACACCAAGCCGTTTCATTGCTGATTTGATTGCATCACTCATTTGTAAACGCCTCTCTAATGATTTGTTTTACATGGGCAATCTGCCTTGCCTTGAGACATTGCCTTAGAATTTCTTTAAGTTTTGCGTTTTCTTTTTCCAACTCTTTGGTCTGACTATCTTTTTGTTCCATAATTGTTAAACAATAAATCCCTTACTAACCTTTAGCGCATTGTCCCACCTGTTTTGAAGACCTGCCCAGAACTGCTTTCTCGCTCCAACCGGAGGTGCTATACGAATCTCATATGTCTCCCTTGCCTTGCGTAGCTTATCCAGTAGTTCTGCTGGACTTCCATTCCCCATAGCCGCTTGGGTAACGGGGCCAAACTTGCCATCGTCTGGAACTCCCAATGCAATTTGCAAAATACGCAATGCACCTTTCGGCCCTCGATTAAAAGCTGTGTCACGAAGGAATGCCTCAACAGCAGGGTTGCGAGTCCAGTTGCTAACTACATTTGTGTAGTCCATTAGATATGCCTTTGCATATTCTTCTGCTTCAAAATGCTTACCCTCTTGAATAAGGTTCTTCAACTTCCTCGCAGCTTCTGGATGATAGCGATCATTGATTCCGGCAACCTCATACGATCCACCACCATCAGCGGCAGGCAGATCATAGACCTTGAGGTTTCCTTGTTTGTCCCTACGGGCTTCTGAATCCAAGATGAACCCAGCCATGTCAATTCTTTTAGGCATAATTAAAAGTCAGCAGAACCCTTGATCTCTCCCTTGAGCGGGAACAACGCAATGCTATACTTGAGGCTATCAATAAGCCTAACAAGGAATGAGCGTTGATCTACAATCTCGGTAAACTTAATAGGGTTCTCATACCAGACATTTGATGGATACATCTGACCATACGAGCATGCAGTCATTGCCAAAAGCAAACCGAATATCTTATTTCTCACGGGCTTTGCTTTACGCACTTCTGCACTGGGATTGAACAATCCCCCTGGTCTTGTCCTGCGAAGCGTCTTACGAGCCTTCACGCGCCCGTAAACAGCAAGTCCTGCACCCGCCATCTCCATAGCAATAGTAACAATGTCCGTAAGTTCTTCGTTTATGATATCTACATTGAACCACTTTAAAGCTTGAGCGAGCAGCATAACAACGATTCCAATGATCGTCCTACTCTGCCACCATGGCTTGTCTCCGTTCATTTTCCGATGCGGGAAAGAGCCAGTTCGATTGCAAGGTTAACTGCCCTTGTAGAGGCATCCATACCTTCTTTAAGTGCGGCTTGCTTGATTCTTTCTCCAGCAATCTTGCGCTTCTCATCTCCACTTGCAGAAGAGTCTACCAAAGAAGATACAACTTCAACGGCAATTGGAAGCAGTGCCTTTAAGATATTCGCAGTGCTATGTTTCAAGATTGGAATAATAAACTCCAATACAGATTTAGATGCTCCGGTAAGTAACGACAGTGCTTTTAGTAGTAGTGTTTTCATTTTGATTTGTTCGATCATTTAAAAATAAGTTGTGATAATTGCCATGCCTGCACCGCCCACGCCACCAGCACCAGAAGTTGCGCCAGTTTCAGTTGCCCCCCCCCCCCCACCCCCCCCCGCCGGAAAACCTCCTGCCCCTCCATTTCCCCCACAAACAATAAATCCCCCCCCCACCCCC